TTATGCTTCGGCTTGGGGCGTTTTTGGGGCAAAACGTAGTTTGCTCATTTCAGCCCAGTCGCCTTCGCCATCAATCCATCGGGCATAACGAGACAGCAGAATCTGTATCGAATGGCCGAGCTGTTTGGCGATGAAAGCGGGGGTCATTCCCACCATCAAGCACATGGTTGCGTAGGTGTGGCGCGCATTGTACGGGGGCCGGTAGCGAATACCCAGCGCCTTTAGCGTTGGTCGCCACTGGTGATGCAGGTCACTCGTCTGTTGAATGAACTGAGAGTTCTTGCTTGGCGGGAAGCAGAACGGAAACTCAGTCAGTCTCCCGCAGCCGGCCGCGCGCCGCTCGGCGTACTGCTTGGCGAAAAGCAGGGCATGAACGGCCCTGTCATTGAGCAGCACAAACCTGTCCTTCCTGGTCTTCGTTCGCTCGACGACCTTCTTCTTCGCTACGGACCTGCACACGTGGACCGTACGCCTCTTCAGATCGACCTCCTCCCAGCGAAGGGCGGCGATCTCTCCTAGTCGAAGCCCGGTATAGAACGCGAACTCGAAGAACGCCGCGTATATCTGGCTTGGCCAATGCTCCGTCTCGTATAGCCTGGCAATGATCCTGTCCGCCTCATCCTGTGTGAACGGGTCGACTTTCGCCTCCGTCCGCGTCGGTATGTCCAGAGCTTGGATTGGATTCTCCGCGATGAGCTTGTCCGAAACCGCTGACTCGAGAATGGTACTCAGCTTGTTCATGGCGTTCGCCTTCACTCCGTCAGAGGTCCATGGGATCTGGACTACGAGCTCGCGCATGAATGCGGTCGTCAGGCTTGGAAGTGGGGTTGTTGCTAGATAAGGCATCCACCAGACGTTGAGGACTGACTTGTAGTTGTCTCGCGTCCCCTCTGATATCGATCGACTGTCGAGCCAGACCTGGGCGTACTGCCCGAACCCGCGCGAAATGCTAGAAATGGCGTTCGGCGAGCCGGGGAAAAGCTCGGCATACTTTCGCTCGTCGAAGATGCCGTGCTTGATCTGCTGGACTACTTGATCGCGTAGACGGGATGCAGCTGCGATGCCCGCTTGCGTCGGGGGGAGGGCGAGGGTTTCTGAGCAGCGCTTTCCGTTCCAGCCGAATCGGATGCGGATCGTATCGTTGCGTAGCTCAACTCCGGTGGGGAGTACCAAAGGCTTTCTTGCCATGCTTCGTACCTTGATCGGCTGTAGTAAATCCGTCCATTAATGCGATTCCAGACGCCTTGTGGTATCTGGTTGCGGCTTCGCCTGCCTTCTAGGGCGCGATCAGTTGTGCCAAGTATCACGGCCATCTGCTGCTCGGTCACCTTGTCGGGAAACCATTCCGGCAGGTCGTCCAGCTTGTCTGCTGCCATATCTCACCTCCTCACCGCTACGCCGGCCGCTTCGATGGCGTCACGGCACTCAGCTATCGCGTTGCGCCGCCCAGCCACATACGGGTGCTCGCCGTTCAGCGAGTCCGAGTCATACGGCAGCTCAATCACCAACTCCCGCCGCGACGCCACCCACACGTTGGCCATCTGCTGCTTCATGTCCTCGAACTGATCGCGGAACGGCTGGCGGTCCCACCAGGCGTTGAAGTCGGACAGGGCCTTGTCTGTTTGCTGCATGTTGGTCTCCTGCTGCGTGTGGGGCTAGGCGGCTATACCGCCATCTCAAGCTGTGTCTCTCGCTGCCAGACGGCAGCACTGTTGTGCGATTCGATGCGTGATGCGATGACCTCGGCGCGTTGTCCAGCGGTTGGTGCTGGGTACATGCCGAAGTGGCTCAGGCTGCCGCCGTTCACTGCAGCGTTAGTTGAATCGGCGGATGCGAAGGGAAGGCGCGAGAAGATCGCAGGATCGAGCATTCGGAGGCCGTGAAGCCGGCACGCTGGGCGCCCTTGATCGTCGCAGATGGCGTTCATTGCTTCGCCGATACGCTTCCACCATGAGCCGGTGCCGGGGCTGGCCCACTGGCCTGAACTGCCGAAAGCTACGGTTCGCCACTCGCTAGCCAATCGCTGTAGCCGCTCGATCGATTCGTGCAAATGCCAAACTGGGACGCCGGCTAGGTGCTCCGGCCAAGCCTCGAGCAGCTTGTCGTTTGCATCCTCGTCGCCATCAATCACGTCAGGGATCAGGGCCCAGTCGAAGCCGGGGTGGCGATGCCAGTCATCGACCCACCTGAGATAACCCTCTACGTCGAGCTGGCCGCCTTGCTTCCATACGGTGAACGCGCCGTTATCGAATACGAAGGACTGGCACACCTCGGCAACGATGCCCATGTCATCCCGCCTAGGGAATGGAACGAGCGCGTGCCGGCCGGCCAGGAATCGAGCGCCGTCCTGCCTGTTACCGCCTACGGGCGTTCCGTGGTAATGAATCATCTAGCGTCTCCAGCCACTTGATTGCTTCGTCCAGTCGCTCGAATGTGCGAGTGCTGTGATACCGGAGCCATGGGCTGACGGGATCAGGCGCTACAACTGCAACGACTTTGCCCATCTGCCAGGCCAGCAAGACCTCCATCGAGGTCCCTGCGCTTGGCTTAGGGCACACCGCGAGAAGCACGTCGCATGCAGCCACATCCAGCTTGTCGAGATCGACGATCTCTCTATAAACGGCCGCCTCAACCCCTCGGTAGTCGCGGCGCATCGGGTCTAGCGTGTCGCTGAATCGCGCTTTCACCGCGGAGCGCCAGTCGTTGCACTCGCCGTCCGTACAGCCATTGATTGGCCCTGCCAAATAGATCCGCATCAGTTTCCCCTTCTGCTTTCAATGTCGACGCCGTGATGGTTAGCGTTGATGATCTGCAGCCCGCCGAAGCACTGATGCAGGTCGTCAGCTATGTCCTCGTGATAGCCGCGCTTGTGTAGAGCGCAGGCCGTTTTAATGTGCTCGACCATCACCTTGTCGCGGCTATGGATCTCGAGGCTGTAGACGATCTGCTCGTCATTGGCCGGGCAGGCAGCGACGAACTGATATCGATAGATATTCATGGCGCAGAATTCCTCCCCGCCGACTCTCGCCGGCAGGCTGTGTGTTTGGGTGGGGTTAGGGGCGAGTGCCTGACTTGGGGTCAGGGTGTCAGCGGTCATCGCCCCAGGGAGTTGCCTCGGCGAGTTCAGCGTCTACGCGCTCCTTCATGTACTTCATGTAGACGTGCACCGGACTTTCGTCGGTAGTAAATCCGCTGGTGCATTCGTATCCGTCACTGATGCGGAAGATGCTGTAAAACAGCTGAGACCAGCCGCCCATGCACTTGTCGCGGAATACTTCTATCTCGTGACCTCGGTATTGGATCTTCACGGCGTCACGCCTCCTTCGCAGCCATGGCGGCGTCTGGAAACTTCCACCCATGACCTGCGCATTGCACAACGTCGCCGCGCCTGGCCATCTCATTGAGCAGCCTTTCGGCTCTTTGCCAGTCCAGCAGGAACACGCGCTGCAGCTTCGCAACTCCGAACACCTCGTCACAGGCTGCGCGTCGCAGAACGTAAACCGTTGCCCGATAAGCATCGGCCCCGATCAGTGCATCCTTCCGCATCCCCTCGACCTCGGCGCGGAGCTGGTCGATACGCTCACCTTGCGCAACGGTTTCGGCAGACAGAGCGTATGCGTTTGCCTCGTGTCTATCCCGCTCGGCGGTCACGGCTGACAGGGCGGCGTAATGCTCGTCGCGCTTATCCATCGCTTTGATCAGGTAATCGTCGAGGTCGATTTCGACGCCGCATGCCCAGCAGCAACCGTCGAATTCGTTTCGCGTTTCCAGCGACGTCATTTCGTTGCATTGCCAGCAGCTAATCTCGTGCTTTCTGCTCATGCTTCACCTCGTTGGGCGGATAGGGCGGCCTCCAGCGCTTCCATGTCGTCGATCTTGATTCCGAACACCTCTGTCGATCCGTCCATTTCTGGGTCTGGCACCAGCTGGCCGTTGTGCAAGGCAAGTCTCACCATGTCCACCAGCCCACTCTGCTCCGGATGCGGGGCGGTGTCGGTGGGCTCGGCCTGCTGGGATAGGGCGCCGAGCGCGATAGCCTTTGCGGCAGACAATCGATAGTCGTTTTCAGTACTGCACCGGTCCATCGGTAGGTCTGCGATACAGCGCAACACCTCGCGCAGTCTGCGGTTCTCCTCCATCACATGCTCAGCAACCGCTGGGTGGATTGGCTTGTTCACGGTTCACTCCTTGTTTGGGTGGCTGGCAGCGCATACAGGTACAGGTGCCGATCAGCTTTCCGCTTGATCGGCAGTAGGTCGGTCTGTTCATTGGTTCGGGTATCGGATACGGTCAGGGGCCGGCATGGGGCCGGATCAAAGGAGATGAATATGGCGAGTGATCGAGAAATCGCACTTGAGCAAGCGCTAGTGGCCGTGCTGGGATCTGCCAGAGAGCGCGGAATTGATCTTGATGACCTGAGTGCAGAGGCGAAGCATCTCGTGCTGGATAACACGAAATATCGGCATGTCGAGCACCCTCATGTCACCAATGCCTGCAACGCTATCGACGATGCTATCGGCGTTGTAGCCCGCGCTTAACCTGCTTCGGCTAGTCGAGCTTCCCAAGCACCGCAGGCCTCAAACACCCGATAGGCCTGCTCCTCATCCAGCGACGCGCCGCCAGGGTTTGCAATCCATCCGCTTCCGATGATGTGGCTCGGGTTGCAGCCTTTCACCAGCGCTCGGTAGTGCTCCTCCAGCACGCCGGCCAGGCTGTCTGTTCGGTAGATGCCGTTCGGTGCGATCTCTACCGCCTTGATGTACCGGCTGCCCTGGTCATCGACGCAGAAAGCGCCGATGTAGATGACCCAGCGGTGCGCCAGGTCGCAGACGGCCCCGGCGATCTTCGGCGTCGGCGCGATGTTCTTGGCCGTCTTCCAGTCGACCAGGCCCTGCCGGCCCTCGGGGTCGATGTTGACCACGGCGACGCGGAACTGCCGCAGGATCGCGCGGCTGACGCGCTCGAGTCGTGCACGCGGAATCATTTGGCCTCCTTCAAGATCGAGCGCACCGTCGTGATTGAAAGCCCGGTCCGGTTGGCGATGGCCCGGGCGCCCAGGGTGCAGCCGGCTAGGGACAGGACCCGCTCGCGATTGGTGGCGCGAATCTGTGCGTTCCGGCTGTTGTTCCTGGTGCGGGAGCGGGTCTTTGCCTGGCTCTCGCTCAGCGCCTGCTTCTTCTCGGGGCAGGTCAACCGGAAGGGAACGCGCTTGTCGTGGTTGAGGATCGGCAGGGTTTCGACAGGGCCGTGCTCGGCCTCGAACTCCTCCATCTTGCGGGCGATTTCTTGGCGCGCAGCCTCGTGCGCGGCCAGCGTGTTAACGCGGTCGTAGGCGTAGTTCTGCATGGGATTGTCCGGGGAGAGTGCCCAGGGACTCCACAAGAAGGCCCTGGGCAGGTTGCTTATGCCGCTCGCTGGCCTTGGTCGATGCGGCCTATGTGCGCTATGAGTGACGCGCAGATACCGGCAAAGTCCATGGCCCGGTAAAGCACGGCGGCGCGGTCGCGACCGGCAGGCTCGAAGCCCAGTCCGCGCAGGAACTCAGCTGTCAGCGCGAAGCCCAGGCGGGCATTGATGTCGCCGAGTTTGATGCGCTGGCCGTCGTCGGGCGTGGACTTGGCGTCCTGGTCGAGACTGCGTGCCACTTGCACCAGATTGCCTGCCAGTTCTTTTTCTTGAGCTTGAAGCGGGGCGGAAGCCAGGGATTGGGCATGCGACTCCGGCTCAGGCGCCGGCTCCGCTTCTGGCTGGGCCTGTACGGCCTTCGCCTCCTTCTCCAGACGCTCGCGTTCTTCGTTGCGAATGCTCTCGCGCTCGGCTTCTGCGCGAGCTTCGGCCTTGGCCTTCTCCTCGGCCTCATGCTCATTGATGCGGCCCTTGATGATCGCCTCCAGCGCCTCGTTGTCCTTGAGCACCAACTGCTGGGCGTCCGAGAACAGGAAGGCGTGATCCTTCGCCAGCTCGCGCAGGCTGGCTAGGTTGGTTTCGATACTTTCGGCAATCCGGTTCGCCTCAATCTTGGCACGTGCCAGCTCGCTCTCGGCGGCATCCTGCAGGCTGCTGATGGTGCGCTTGCCCTTGATCGCACCGGCAAAGTCCGCGGCGATGTGGGGCAGCTGAACCTTGCCAAGACGCTTGTTGATTGTGGCGATATGCGCAGCCAAGGCCTGCTCGGCGCCTTGTTTGATCTCTAGGCGGCGGCTTTCCTTGCGAGCCTTAACCAACTTGTCCAGCTCCAGGCGGGTGGCCCGAGCGCTGTCGCTTATGGCGTCGATGGCGCGAAACAGTTCGTCGATGCTGGCGGTCTGGCTCAGGGCGTGCGCCTTGGCCGCCTTCAGCTTGTCCTCGACCTCGCCGCACCACTTGACCGTCGACTCGGCGTTGGCAAAGTCCTGGTCGGTCTGCAGGTCGCGGTTGATGCCCTCAAAGACAGCCAGGGCATGTTCCTTGAAAGCGGCCAGGTTGCTCGCGGTAACCATACCGGTTACTTCGATGCGAAGAGCGGGGAGGTTTTCTGGAGCACGGCCTACTGCTTCCGGCAGTTTGGGGGCGACCGGCTCGAACACTGCCAGGTCTTCCTCGAATTGTTTCCAGCCGGCAAGAATCTGCTCAATGCGGCCTGGTACCGGGCGGTATTCGAGGTGATGGAAATTTTCCTCGGTGCCGTCCGAGCAAACGAAGATCACCCGCTCGGCGCCGCTGACATGCAGCTGCTGCTCAAGCTGTACCCAGTAATGCGCCTCCAGCTCACCGGCATCGATCTGCTGAATCAGCGACTGGTTGAGCGCTTTGTGCTCGAACAGCGTGTCGCCCAGCATCGTCATGCCATCCATGCTGGCCAGCAGGTTGCCGAGAGTGCCGACCACGGGGTAGAGGTCTTCGCCGATCAGCCGCTCGACGATGGGGCGCGCTGCGGCCTCGGTGGCGTGGCCGTTGTCGAACAGGCGCTGAGTGGCGGCGTCGACTTCTGGTGTCAGGCCTGATTTCTTTTGCTGCAGGAGATCGCTGCGGGTCTGGTATTTGGAGGCGCCCATCATCGCCGGCGCCTCGGAGGCGGTGAAATAGGCTGCGCGCAGAGAGTGCCATTCTTCCGATCCCTGCTTTACGTCGTGGATGATCATGCTCATGCGTCAGTAACCTCGAGGTCGCGGATGGCTTGTTTCTGCTCTTCGGTCAGGGCGACCTTGGAAGCGGACATTTTGATGATGTGCTCGGCATTGGCCCGGCCGCTGTCGATCAGCGTCGCCCAGCCTTCCAGCTTGGTGGCGAACTCGGTTTCGTCGTAGCAGGGGAGCGCTTCAGTCTGTTTCTCCAGCGACTTTCTCTCAGCCGAGTTGTCGGGCCTTACGGTGCCCATATCCCGCTCCGGCACCATGTCCTGCACTTCTTCGGCCACAGGCATGCCGCGCAGCACGTCAGGGAATACGTCGCGCAAAGCAAAGGCGCGGGCGCGCATTTGGCGCATACGCTTGGGATGCTGCGTCCAGGGACCGGACTTGCCTTGCAGGCCGGCGAGCTTTGCGTCATCCATGCTGTAAGTGCGGACCTGCTCGTCCTCGCCGCGGCGCTTCACCCGGCAGGTAGCGGTATGGCCATCGTCCGTTTCGTAGATGTACTCACACAGCGGCGATCCTCGAACGAGAGCGATCACCGCATCACCCCAGAGTGCTGGGCGACCATTGATCACCGCGATATTCTGCATGGCCTGCATGGGCTGCAGGCCAAGCTCAAGCCCCCATTGGATGGCCACAAGAATATTGCCGGGATTGCCGTTGAAGTCCTTCGGCACGATGCTGGACTTGGCCAGGATGTCGGCGAAGCGCATGGCCTCGTCGAGTGATTGAGGCGTGAGGCTGAAGCCCTTGCTGGGCGATACGGCGAGGTCGGTCATATGTTTCTCCAGGCACACAGAGCCCTGCGGGCTGCGCGCAGCGGTATGAATTGAAAGGGAAGGAATGGATAAGGCGAACAGGCGTTCAACCATCCACATTGCGGCGATAGCGAGGCCGAACAGGGCAAGGGCGCCGAATGCGAGCATCGCTAGCCAGGCTGCGGCGAAGGAGTGGCGGTCTTCTGGCTGGGTTGTCATGGCGTCACCTTGCGTAGCCGGCGTCGATCATTGCCTCAACCACCCTCAGTGCTGCGCGCTCAAGCTTCGTTTTCCCGCGCAGAGCATCAAGAGTTTCGGCAATGGCGCTGCATGCGTTGCGCACGCTGTGCAGACGCTCTTCCGCCGCGATCTGCTCGGGCGTGCGGAGAGGACGAAAGCTGATCATCCAATCCTCCGATACGTCAGCAACTCGCTCATGGCATGAATCGCTTTCATAGACCGCCTTGAACTTGCCCATAAACAGGATGGTGCAGCGTTCCCATTCCGGACGATCGAGCGTGTTGTTCAGCACCTCACACACCGTCCCGGCTGGCGGCGTGCCTTCACCGGCCCAAGGAGCGGGCCTTTGTTGCTGAAAACTAATTTGGGCCATTGTTGAGTTATGCATGTGGGGACCGGTGCCGCCGCCGAATGGATAGGGGCCGTATCGTTCATCGCCACGCAGGGGTAGATACTGCTCGGCGTTGAACCAAACTTCCTCAATGCCAAAGCCGCCTTGAAGGAGGCCATATGCCGTAGCCCACTCGGGCGCCTTGCTCCAATCAATCTCAACGCCCATGCATCACCTCCAGCTGCTGTGCCCTAACCAGCGCCGCCCGATGGCTGACGCAGAAACCCGCTGTCTTGCCGGTAACCCTGTCGTGGATGTGCCACATGTTTCCGACGTTGCAGGCCTGGAAGCGGGTGATGATTTCTTCGAGTTGCTCATCGATGAGCGATTTGACGGGGGAGGTGGTCATGGCTGCTCTCCTTGCAGGGCGGCGCGGTGATAGGCCATTACCTCAGCCATGCCGTCGTTGATCGGCTTGATTTCACGGTCGAAGAACGCTTGAGCGTCTACCTCGTCATCAGGCGGCAGCTCACCTGGGCCTGCCAGGCTGTTGTAGATCCAGCGCATTCCCTGTTCGGCGCCGCGCTGATCGGCTTCGATGACGGCGGCTTTCATGGCCAGCAGATAGCGACCGAACAGAAGATCAAGTTCCTTGACCCGCATTCGCGCCGCATCCCGCTCAGCGAGAAGGGCGTCGCGCTCGGCTTGCTGTGCATGAAGCATGTTGACCAGTCCGTCGATCTGCTCCTGCAGCTCGCACACCGCGACTCCGTAGCTGTCGGCTTCCTTGGTCCGCACGTCGACGCCGAGAAGATCGCGCAGCAGAGCGACCATCTCGGCGGGAGATGCGATGACGTAGTGGTCGTCAGGCTCGCGGACGTACTCGAAACCCTTCTTCAGGCACTCTTGCTGCCAGTTCACTTCCTTGCTCATGCCGCTTTCTCCTGCTGCTCAAGCCGCCGCGCGGCCTCCTGCTCAACGAACTCCGGCTGACGCTTGCCGATCATCCAGGCAACGTCCTGTAGCGCATCGGCCAGCAGAGGGTTTGTCTTGGCGATATCACCCCTCAGGCGCTCCCAGTTTGCGGTCAGGCTCAACTGGAGAATCATCGCGGCCGTGAGCTTGAATGCCATCGCTGCGTCGAGGTGCTGGACGCAGTGCTCGGCGCAGGCGTCGATAACTGCCGGCTCGCCACTGTCGATCTGCTCCACGATGGCTTCCTCGATCAGCTCTTTCGGGCCGATGCTGTCCTCTGGCGTGGCGTTGTCCCACGCGAATTGCCCAGCCGAAAGGGCGCGGGCGTTGCGTAACGCTGCGTTCATGGGGATTTCCTCGATATGGCACCCACTGCAAAGCCCCCGTCCTGTATCGCAGGACCAGTGAGGTACAAGGGGAGGCTTTGCGGTGAGTGCTGGGGTAGGAGGGTGATGCAGTGGCCGGTGCTATCCGGATGCCGGCTTGGAACTGGAGCCATCCGGCGGCTCATTTCAGGGCATTGCTGCCACTGGCCAGTTGTACCTAGTACACCGCGCAGAAGCCTGCGCATTCACTGCATCGGTAGAGTTTTCTGGCCTGTCCGCCCAGGCTGACGACGTGCGCCTCAGTGGCGGTCGTGCAGAAAACTCTCCGATACAGCGCTGCTTACGGCAGCGACTCGGCCATCTCAACGGGCAAGCTGTGGGTAATCCCGTAGATGGCTGCCGGGGTTTTACGCAATCAGGGCACTGTCCGGCTGATCCCTGTCGCAGATACCCGTTTCCGGTCCGCTGCGCTCGGATGTGATGGGGTGTTATGCAGCCAGCTGGGCTTCCTCGAGCCGCTGAATCCGCACAACGGTCTGCGCCCTGGGCGCATCTGGCCGGCGCACTGGCTGAATCTGGTGGACGTTGCCGGCGCCGATCAGCAGGGCGAGCACAAGCGGGGCGATGATTCCGCGCCGCACGGCCTCAAGGCACAGGCCGCGAATGGTCCGCTGCATCCCCAGCTTGAAGCGCGCGGTGTCGAGCTGCTTTTTGATCGTCGAAGGGCTGCAATCCATGCGGCGCGCAATTTCTTTCGCCGTCATGTCCTTCGCCGCGTAGATCGTGGCCATGAGCTGCCGAGGGGCAAGGCCTTGGCCAAGGCGTCCTTGCCATCCGTCTATCTGGATCGTGTCCATGTAGGGGTTCCTTTGGGTGTTGGGGCTGGCGTGGCGGTTTACAGGTCGGCCTGGCTCAATGGCCCGAAGCGCTTCTCATGCTCGTCCATCATCGCTTCAGCCAAGTCATAGGCGTTGGCAGCTGTGTATTGCGAGATGGAGTGCTTCCCAGACATCACTAGCCCGGTCATCGCCAGCTGGGCCAACTCCTCAACCTTGCGTTTACGCAGACGCTTGATCTCGTTGCTCATGTCCTTTCCTCTTGAGTGATGCCCTGCTACCAACAGGGCTGTGTGTTACGCCGGCACTTCAATTGGCTGCTGGTCAACGACGGTGATCTTGCCGCGATCAGTTACTGCAATTCGTGCGGTATAGCCTGGGTTGCGCTCTGCAAACTCCGGGTGGGGCAGGAATGCGTTGATCCGCCCCGTCTTGCTGCGGCCGATCCCGACAAAGATCATGTCGCCGACCTGAACTTTGCTTCCGAACTTCGTGGTCATGTCCGTTCTCCGGTTGTCATCCCAAAGCGCCCGCATCGGCAGGCGCTTCAGTGATGCTTTCCTTGTCACGGCCTAATTTCCGCTGGCGGGCGGTGCGCATTGCGTGCGGGTCATTCGCTCGGACGGGTAGAGCCCTTGATCAGCCGTCTCAGGTCGCCCCGAAACACAGGGGTCGCCGTCGCGTTGGCAGATGTTTTCCTCGGCATCTGTCTGATCACCGGTAGCCGCAGAGGCAATGCGTTCTGCTGTTGATGATGTTGATCCTGACTTTCTGTCGCCCCACAGGATCTGGCCGGGGCTGACCTAACCGGCGGGGCCGGGTAGTCGTTCATGGCTCGGGTTGTGAAAGAACTTCCGGGATCACCCGAGGCCTCTCGGCCTGTCGGCGCGGTGCTGCTGCGTCGATGGATTCAAGATAAGCCAATGCCTAATCATTGTAAATAGCTAATGCCTAATTTTCTTTGTGATGTTTCTGCATTGCCTAATCAGCGAGACGCTGAATACTGTATGCACGTCCAGTAGTTTGGAGGTTCAAATGGCAAGGCAGAAGGGAATGCAGGAGGCTCGGAAGCCGAGACCGGCGGAGCGGCTAGGGCTGCGAGTGTCAGCGATGATCAACTCGCCAATTGCGCAGCTAGGGAGGAGGGTGATGATTCACCGTCTCGACGATGATCCGCAGGAAGCGTGGGATGCGGTGATGGAGATGCTGGCCGAGACGGACGGGCTGAGCATGGTGTTCAACGACGACGGTACGGTGACGTTGGAGTGGGGCCGGCGAGAAGATGAGGAGGAGGTGGTGATAGTTGATCAGGAGCACGAGCCGCAGGAAGAGACCGCGGCGCCATTCTGATCAGCGCTTGCCGCGTCGCCAGTCCCAAGGCGGAATCGGCTGAGGATCGCGCCACAGCCCTACGGATCGAGCGCGCGCCTCGGCCTGCTCGAGCTCGTAGGCGTGGCGCTCTTCCTGGGGCTGCTCCTTGGCGTAGCGCTCGTACCACCAGGCCATGCCGTTGGCGAGCTGCGCTCGGCCGGCGTCGAGCGTATGGCCGCAGCCTGGGCAATCGGCAGGATCAACCCACACCGAGCCGATGATGCGCTTCCAGTGGTCGCGTTTGGTCCAGTGGATGGTCGCGGTCTTACCGTAGGCCAGGTTGGAAAGGTTCTGGCGTGAGCGCTCGCCGAAAGACTGCTTGCGTTCGGGAGCGTCGATGCCGCGAAGACGGATGCGCTCCTGCCTCTTGTCGGCGGTCAGGCAGGTGAGGGTGTCGCCGTCAGCCACACCGATGACGCGGCATTCGAGCGTGGCAGAGAGAGCAGGGGAGGAGAGCAGAAGTAAGGCGAGGGTGATGCGGTGCATAGCGCCTCCGTGCGCATGTGAAAAGCCCCGCACAGGGCGGGGCTAAATTTGTACTGTTGTCCCGTTGCTCCAAGCTCCGCGATCCACGCGGTGGTCCATCGGCCCTCCAGGCCCGGTGCGCGTCCTGCGTCATTGCGAGCGAACTATGATCGAAAGGATCAGGACCGGATACGGCTTAAACATGACGCCGCGTGTAGGCATTGGCGTACAGTCGAAACACTTGGAAAAAGCCCTGTTAGGTGCGGGGCTTGGCTGGTCTATAGGATGCTTAGAAGATACTCAAGTTCACGCCGGTATTTGGTTTGTGACTGATTGACCTGAAGCCGACTCCCATTCACGGTGTGGAACTGCCCCACCTTTAGCTTTGGTATTGGGATTCCCTCAGCGCCACTGATTCGGCCAGCCGACATGAAGTCGTCCGTAATAGCAAAGGCATCAGCTGGGTCATCAATGTCGAATAGGTCCGGGTACTTGGCTGCAGTGCTATACGCTCGCTCGACATACATTTGGGAGGCTCTGTCTTTTACGCCCTTTTTAGGGCTTCGAGCGCCAACCATTGTCATAACGATCGCGGCGACACGCGGGGCTTTCATGCCGCCAGCGCGCTCCGCCCAGACGTTATAGTCACTGTCCGGGTTCGCCAACATGTCGAGGGTTATGTCCAGCGATTCGATGGAGTGCTCATCAACCCGGACTGGAATAATGAGTGCGTCAGCTGCACACCAAGCCAAGTGCGTGCCGCCGCCATAGAATGGGCTGCAATCCATCAAAATTTTATCGCATTTCTTCTCAGCGGCCTCTGCATCAAGTATGTCGCGCAGACTAAACAGAATGTTGCTTACAGCTTTCTTGTTGCTGGCTGCCATTGCTTGCTGAAGTTGCTGATACAGCGCGGACGGAAACGCAAAAAGCTGAGCATCGCCAGGGACAAAAAACCCACCCTTGGCGCCTTTAAAGTGGTCGTTATACGCACTGATTCGGTATGAAATATCATCTGGCACGTCTCCGAATGCAGGGCCAAGCACCTTTGGCCTAAGCGCATCACCTACAGTCACTTCTGGCTTCGATCCCCTCATGAGGGATTCGGTCAAGTTTCGCTGTGGGCATAGGTCCGCAATCAAAGTAGAGCTATGCCGGGTGAACATCCAAGCAAGGTTGAATGACAGCGTGGACTTTCCAATACCGCCCCTGAGGTTTGATACAGCGTATGACCGACGCTTGAAATCGACAGGGCACACCGCTCCCTCTTCAAGCGACCGGTCATGGTTCTCAATAATCCGTTTCAGCCCGCTGCTCATATGTGCGCTACCTAAGGTAAGTTGGTGACATCATTGTAGCAGGCCATCAAAAAAAGTGCAGGTCGTTTGAGTTTCAGCAGGTCGTGCAATATTCCGCAGGTCGACATGTTTTGCGCAGGCCGTTAACCCCTAACCTTTCCCAGCACCACGCCACCCCTCACATCGCCCCGCCGCGCCCTCAAACCCGAGTGGCTTTCCACACCAGTAGGATTCTCGCCTGGATGTAGGTGTCATCGATCCTGATTTTCTTGGGCGGGTATAGCGCTTCGTTTGCCGAAACCATTAGGAAATGGTCCTCGTCTGCGATCTGCAGGCTCTTGATGTAGAAGTGGCCCTGCCAAGTAAAAGCGTAGATCCCGTCACCGGTGTATTCCCGGATGCTGACGTCGCTGATCATTGGGTCCAGGTGCTGGATGATCGGCGACATCGACTGCCCGTCACCGCTAATGATCTTCAGGTGCGCCGGGTCCTTATAAGTGACGCCAAGATCGCGCAGCTGCTTCTGACTAACCGTCACATCGCGGAACATCTCAGGGTAATCGTGGACCAGCTTTCCGCCACCCATGGCGCCCTGAACGTCGTAGTGCGCAATCCGAATCTCGTCGCCCACCAGACTCGGGCGAGAGAAATCTGCGGTTATCACGTTGCTCACCGCGGGCTTGTCCGAGACTTCATCCACTGCCGATAGGATCGCTTGCCGACCTTCGGGTGTGAGCTTTCCTGCCCTGGAAAGCATCTTAATCACCTGGTCGGCAGAAGATTCAGCCGGAGCAGTAGGCGCGTCGGGCAAGGATTCAAGATTCAAAAGCTCGGCATCGTCGCTGGCGAGCCCCCAATGCTCAGGCCCCACCACGTCCGAAAAATACCGTATGACTTCGATGAGCTTTGACTTATCGATGCGGCCGGTTTTCACCCACCCCTGGACAGAAGGCGGCTTTATCCCGAAAGCATCACCAAAAGCTTTCTTCGAGACGTTCTTTTTGATTCGGGCGGCCTCAATGGCGGCGCCCAGTTCCGATCCAGTAAGCATTGCCTAATATGCCTTCGGCTATCCATGGTTAGGCAATGGCTTGTCTGTTGATTAGCTAATGCCTTATGCTGTTCTTCAGGTCAACTGGAGAACACGAAATGACCCCTACTGAAGCGATGGAAGAGGCCGCCCGGCTTGTCGGCGGTAAAGCCGCTTTGGCAAGCCGTCTGGAGGTCAGCCCCCCAACAGTCAGTCAGTGGTGCTCAGGCTCGCGGCCTGTTCCTGCTGGGCGCGCTTTGCAGATTGAAAAAATCACCGCTGGAAAGGTCCGGCGCGATTTGCTGTGCCCGTCTTTCCCCTGGAAAGCGGCAGCGGCGTGATTGATCGAGGCGTTTCGCATAGCGACATCCCTGTCAGTGGTTTCCCTGGTTCCCATTCTAGAAACCAGGGCAGGGCGGAGAAATCGGGACGGTGGTGCTGGGGGTTTATCCAGTACTTGAACGACAGGCACAAAAAAGCCCGGGGGCAACCGGGCTTCTTCAACAGCAACAACACAGGGGCGACTCTAGATGAAACAGATTATCGAATCAAGCGGGGCGTCACGGAAAGTGGTCACGATGAGCAGCATCGAGCTGCTGGAACTGGTCAATCAGGCCCGCGCCGAGTTCGGCGAGCCGGAGGTTCGGCGCAACCAGTTCCATGACCGAGTGGCCGATGAGCTGGAAGGTGAGCACTACAAAAAATTTGTAGTGACCAACCCAAACGGCACCATGTCCGATGCGTTCGACCTGACCCTGGATCAGTGCGCCCTGGTGGCTATGCGCGAATCCAAAGGCGTGCGGCGCAACGTGCGTGACAAGCTGAAGGCGCTGGAGTCACGACAGACTGTCACGGTGCCGCAATCCTACGCTGCCGCACTACTGGAAGCTGGGCGCCTTGCCTTGCTGGCGGAAGAGCAGGCCGAGCAGCTGGCCATCGCCGCACCCAAGGTCGAATTCGTGGACCGATACGTCGAGACCGCCGGCACGATGACCTTTCGCCAGGTCGCCAAGCTACTGAAGGCCAATGAGCGCGTTCTGCGCCAGCTGCTGCTGGATGGCCATGTCATGTACCGCCTGAATGGCGCGCTGACCCCATACCAGAACCACATCGACGCCGGTCGCTTCGAGGTCAAGACCGGAACATCCGAACGCAATAGCCACGCCTTCGCCCAGGCCAGATTCACGCCGAAGGGCGTTGAGTGGATTGCCGGGCTGTGGGCGGCGCGCATAGCCAAAGAGGCGGCGTGACATGCAGTACACCATCACCATGAATCAGGCGAAGGCCCTTGAGTGGGGGCTGAATGCGCAGCAGGCGCTGCTGTTCGCGTTCGTCTACGAGTGCCCGAGCTGGGCAAAGCCGATGACCACGCCGAGCGGGACGTTCTTCGCCCTGGCCAAGTCAAAGATCATCGAAGAGCTGCCCCTGCTGACAGACAAGCCAGACACTGCCTATCGCCTGCTGAAGCAGCTTGAAGAGGCTGGGGTAGTTGAGCTGTCGCACACCCCTGGCATCACACTTGTGCGGATGACCGACAAGGGCAAGGAGTGGAATCGCAAGCTGGATGGGTCGGAAAAATATCCGACCAGGGCGGCAAGAGGTCGGAAAAATATCCGAGGTACCTCGGAAAAAAATCCGATAGAGGTCGGAAAAATATCCGAGCCAGGGTCGGAAAAATATCCGACAAATCAGGATACCAGTAATCAGGATACCAATCAGGAAACCAGAATCAGTACTGCGCCCCAGGCTGACGCCCCGGTCGCGACGGCTCAGGTCGTTCCGTTCGAGGCAGTGAAGCCCCGCGTCGAAATCCCAGCTGACATGCCAGGCCCCAAAGACCAGACCTGCAAAACTTTTCGCACCTGGGCCAACTACGCGTTCGCTTACCGCAAGCGCTACAGCACGTGGCCGGTCTGGAACGCCAAGGCTGGAGGCCAGATCGGTCAACTGATCGACCGTCTTGGGGCAGATGCTGCGCCGCAGGTGGCCGCGTTCTACTTGACCATCAACGACGCCCGTCTGATCAACGGCTGCCACAACCTGAACGACCTGCTGGCCAAGGCCGAAGCATTTCACACGCAATGGCAAACCGGTCGCCAGATCAACGGGACCACTGCCCGCCAGATCGAGCAGACCCAGGCCAACGTCAACGCCGCGCAGGAAGCCGCCCAGCGCATCCGCGAGAAGGGGGGCAAGCGCAATGCTTTCCTGTGACCAACAAGCCGAACTGGCCGCAGCCCTTTGCGCGACCGCTGAGACTCTTGGGCACGCCCTGAGCGCAAGCGCTGCCGAGCTGATGGCCGAAGACCTGGCCGAATACGGCATGGAGCAAATCGCTGCCGCGCTGCGTGCGTGCCGCAAAGAGTTGACCGGCAAGCTGACCCTGGCCGCGATTCTTCAGCGCGTTCAGGCAGCGGACGGACGTCCCGATCCGAACGAGGCTTGGGCGCTTGCTCTGGCCGCTTCGGATGAGTTCGACAGCGTTGTCCTGACTGACGAAATCCAGCTGGCGCTCGGGGCTGCACGGCCGATCTTGGATGCAGGCGACAAGGTAGGGGCTCGCATGTCCTTCCTGTCCGCCTACCAGCGCCAGGTCGATACCGCGCGCCGCGAGGGAAAGCCGGTGAACTGGGCGCTATCCCCGGGCTTTGATCAGCAGCGCCGCGTGATGGCTGTTGAGGAGGCCGGCCGCCTTGGTCGCCTGCCCGCGCCGGTTGTCGAGGAGTACCGGGCCCGCCTTACCCATGAGCCGATCACCCAGGACGGTGCGGCGATAGCCGGCTTGATCACCGGAAAAAGCGCTATGCCATCGCCAGAAGTCCGCGAGCGACTTCAAGAGATCAAGCAATCCGTGCTTGCCACCCAGGCCGAGCGTGAGCAGCGCCGTTCCGACGGGATCGCCAAGCGCCGGGAAGCATTCGAGCACAACAGAAAGCTGCAGCTTGAAGCACTTGAGCAACTGAAGGAGCGGCGAGCATGACCACCCCAATCATCGCACTCACCTGGCTCATCGCCATTGGCGCCTGCGCGACGCTGGAGTTTGTGGTTCGGGCTGGGCGGGGAGGTAAGGCATGAATGTGAATAAATTGAAGGCGCTGGCTGAGGCTGTTCGCGCCGATAACGCCACCTACGGTGACCCTGACATGTACGAGCCCCGGCTCGGCCTGTCCGGCGTTGAGGCTGAATTTGCCAAGGCCGCTAACCCCGCCGCCATCCTCAAGCTGATCGAGCAGAACGAAGCGCTGGCCGGCCTCCACAAGATGCATCAGGAGACCGAGGCTCGCGAGATGCGGGAGCTTCGCGCTGAGAACAGGCGACTTTCCCGTAGGGCCAAATCCTTGGCGCGGGCTCTTGCTTGGTTCTCGTCGCTGCACGTCGGAGTCATGAAGCCTAAGTGGCTGCTGTCGACCCTGGCAAAGGAGGCCGCATAGATGGCTGATCGAATCTCCGTCAACAGCGCCGCCAGGCTCTCCGAGGCCATCACCCGGCTGACCGCCATGTACCGCGACAAGAAGTACGTCGTGGTCAGCCTGCGTCCCGGGAAAGATCGGACTCTGGATCAGAACGCCCTTTGGTTTGCCCTGTACGAGCGAATCGCGCAGATGACCCAGATCGGGGACGTCGAGGATGCGCGCCGGTACTGCAAGCTCCACTTCGGCGTTCCGATCATGCGCAACGCCGATGCCGACTTCCGCGACGGCTGGAACCGTATGTTCCTGCACCTTGAGTACGAGCAGAAGCTGGATCTGATGGGGGCATGCTCGCTGTTCGGGCCGGACGGCTTCCCGGTGACGCGCCTGTTCAATCGCGCCCAGGGCATCGCCTACACCGATCGCATCGTGGAGGAGTTCACCGGGCGCGGCGTGTTCTTCGGTGATCTGCTTGGGGAGGCGGCGGCATGACCCTGGCCACCTCCAAGAAGCCCCGGCCCAAGAAATGCCGCAACACCGCATGCCGAACCGAGTTTGTCCCGGCCCGCCCGCTGCAGACCGCCTGCAGCGTCGCGTGTGCCATCGCACTGACACAGGCCACCAAGGCCAGGCAGTCGCGCGAACAGGACAAGCAGGAGCGAGCAGCCCGCCGAGCAGCACGGGAGCGGATCAAGACCAAGGGCGACTATCTGCGCGAGACACAGGCCGCGTTCAACGAGTGGATCCGCGAGCGCGACCGTGATCTGCCGTGCATCAGCTGCGACCGATTCCATCAGGGCCAGTGGCACGCCGGCCACTACCGGACGGTCGGGGCTAATCCTGAGCTGCGCTTCAACCCGCTCAATGTCCACAAACAATGCGCCCCCTGTAACAACCACAAGTCGGGCGACATCGTGAACTACCGCATCAACCTGGTAGAGCGCATCGGCGCAGATCAGGTCGAGTGGCTGGAAGGGCCGCATGAACCACAGCGCTACACCATCGAGGAACTGAAGGCGATGAAGGCCAAGTTCCGCGCAATGACTCGAAGCCTCAAGGGGAGGGCAGCATGATCTACACCAGCACACTCGCCGCAGTGGTTTCCGCTCTGGCCGCCGAGGCCATCGACAACACCAGCAAGCAGGCCTGGCAGAAGCTGTACCGCCCCGGATACGCGGAAGGGGGCAGC